AATAACCAGATAAAAACGCATCTGATATTCCACCCTTTTCTTTTGAATGAACTTCTAATTGGTGAAGTTTCATTTTAAGCTGACCTTGAAGATCATACTTAATCTCTGCAAGTTTTTGTCTATTCATTGAACAACTCCTTTACAAAATAAAGTGTAAAACCAATCATTCCGATATGAACAATTAGTGTAAGTATATCGTTTAACATTATTATGCTCTCCTTTTTTTTGGTTTAATTGTAAAACATCTTGCTTGATCTTTTTCATATCCACCATTTGAAAATAGTTCATATTGATAATCATAACCAAAAAAATCCCTACAAATTTGTTTACCATACCAATAATTTTGGTACTCATTTGACAAAATGTTTTTTGTTTTTACAAGTGCCACTCTATTGCCAGACTTAGATACAACTTCCCATAAAGTATATTTATCCATTATTTGTACCTCCCTAATAATTTTTCTTCTTGTGTTGATGATAAAAGACCAAGCATTTTATTTGTGCTTTTAATAATTCTTTCATCACTCCATTCAAGGTGCATATCTGGGAAAAACCCAAATACTTTTTTATATACGATTGAAAAATGACTTTTTAATATTTGTGATTTGTTAATCATTATTTTACCTCCTTTTTCATCTGGTAAGCTATTACAAGTTCTTCTTCACGAACTGCTCGTACACAATCACCTAGTCTTTTTACATCTGCAAATTTTACTTTGTATGAATTTGCAAGGGCTTTGAACAATCTATTTTTGTGATCTTTATGAATGTGTCTTTGGCAAATGTTTGGATAATCAAATATTAAAGTTCCATAGACTTCATCTAATCTACGATCATAATTTTGAGATAGAATATATCCACCATCACCATTAGCTTGATATTTAATTAATGTTTCTAAATTGTTTTTCATAATATTCTCCTTAATATTTAACATGATTAAATTTGTATAGAAGTTTTATAGAAAATGCAAATTATTTTTATAATTATTTTTTGTCTAATTTAGATATTGATTTAGACATAAAAAAAGGTAGAAAATAAGTAGAACACTTCTTTTTTATAAGAGTATTCCTCCTGTGGCACTATATATAGTGTCGTTTAACATTCACCCCTCACTAACTATAGTATATTTTCGCAAAAAAGAGGGGTGTTTGTTGTGTTTGTTATTTCCTAGTATGATTGCATACCAGAAGGGCTAGATTGCTCTGTATGGCTCTCTATTTGCCTTTTTTTGGGTATTCTTTTACTGAAGTGACAGTAGATTTGAGAATTACATGGCATGATCCCATTTCTTCTCCACCAAGCATGGTTGCAAGGTAAAAAGCTAAGTCATCTTCTTTAATTAGAAATCCAATGACCTCGCATTCAACAATTTTAGTTTTAAGAAGTAGATCCAAGTCATGCCATTCATTAGTCAATGACATATGATCGTAAAATTTAAGATGAAGTATTTTTGACACGCAAGATTTTTTCCTTCGCTTTGTATGATTTAGTTCGCTTCTTTTTTGATCGCTTACCAGATGATCTAGGTATCAGTTCTTGAATTAATGTTGATGTAGTTATTCCCATGACATTCATAGGGTGGGAAGATACCCACCCTTATTTTATTTTTTTTTCTTTTTCCTCATTTTGTTTTTCTTGGTCTTTTTCATTCCTTTGGAATGACCACCTTTATGATATGGCATACTAAACTCCCTTCTATTTTTTCTTTTTCTTCAATATAGCATCTCTCAATGCCTTTGGAAGTTTCATCTGCTTTTTAGTCAGACCTTTTGTTTTCTTTCCACTATGTTTTGGCATTAGTGTAGTACCCAATGGTGTAGCATTACAACAACAACTACTACTGCTAATACTTTAACCCATGATTTAAGTTTCATAAAATCCTCAAACCAATCTTTCATCATATCTAACATACCTTACCCCTCTCTATTTTTTACCAAAAAATTTGGTAGCACCTTTTATACCAAAACTTGCTGATACAATCACCCCTAAAGTATATTTATACCAATCTGGTGTTTTACTTAATGCTTCAAATCCTCTTTCTACATAATCAACTGTAAATGGTAAAAAGCATAATAGTAATGGTATTGAAAACAAAATAGTTAAGTATTCATCTTTCCATGAACCTTTTGTATTTTTTATTCCTTCTATATCCCAATCCATTTCACCTTTGATTTGTTTTTCCATCAAAGAAGTTTCTGCTTTTATCTTTGTAAGTTTTTGCTCTGACTGTAATTTCTTTTTTTCAACAAAACCTTTTACTACATCACCTGCAACACCAACTAGAGGTTTTAAAATCATTCCCCACATTAAACATCTCTCATTCTAGCTGACAGTTCAGTTATTCTATTTACTAAACCTCTGACATCTGACTTACCCATTTTGCTGTCTAAAAGTTCTTCTGAAGCTAATACATAATCTTTATCTATCAAAGCCTGTCTGCATTTTTTAAAACCCATCATTCTAGGTAAACCAATCCAAAAACAAAGATGTACGCAAACTTCAAATGCTTCTGGCTCTATAGTTGCAGGATCAATAAATTTTTTTGTATCTTCTATTGCATTGGATAAATCTTTATCAAAGATTGCTAATACTTCTTCATTGTTCAATGGTTTATCTCTATTTAGTAAATCTTGTTCATTATCTCTAATCATATGACCGACTCCTATAGTCCAGAGATTTGAACTACATTTATACTTCTCATATCTAACACCTTCCCATCTGGTGATATCTTTTGCCAATCTTTCTCTATTCATTAGTTGCTATACCTCTCTATCAATCTTGATAAATACCATTGTGCTTTTTTTAGATCCTCTAGCTTTCCTTTTGATTTGTACCTAACTACATACTTCAAAACATTTGCTTCATGGTGTCCAAGATTAAATTCCTCTATTACATCAATAAGCTGTATCTTAGTTCCTACATAATATGCAGGATTTATCTTATCTTCGTAATCACTCATATATAGATATTTTTATCCCATGATCCACTTGTGTTCAAGACCATAGGAACTATTTGTGGAATACCCTCTGTGATAATACCACAAGAAAGTATAGGTTTTGCTAGGTTTACTTTCATATATGCCATAGCCAAAGACTTCTTATCTACCAAACAACCAACTGACATACCCCAATTAAGGTGAAAATCATTACCTACATATTTTACCTCTGAAACAGTATGAAAATGACCTTGACAACAACTCATGCTAGTTTCTCTAACTGCTTTTGCAATATCCCTACAAAACTGATGTGCAAACATTACCCTGCCTTTTGTGGTTTCAATAATGTGTTTTTCTTGCCATCTCCACCCACTACCAACATCTAATATTTCATTATAATCTCTAAGAAAGAACCTTGACATACCTTTTGCCATAGCCCTGCGTAAAACCATAGATCCATGATTACTTTCTAATAAAACCATTTCTGGGAATATCTTTTCTAACTGACCACATAAGGATCTACCAATTTCAAGTTCATCTACAGGTGCAGGAAGATCGGGGTTTATAATGTGACTGACATTGATACTATGCCAATCCATTTCATCTCCAATCATAACAATCTTAGTTGGCTTGTATTTGTTTTTTAATTTTATTAGAAAAGCAAATACTTCTGGGAAATGGTAAGGAAAGTGTAAATCACTTATAACAAGTATTCTATCATGTTTCTTCATAGTCTTTTGCATCTACGCATAACATCATGTATTTGCGAATATTATTTTTATCAAGGGTTGACTTTATGTAATTGCCTTCAATTATGCAATCTTTAACATTATCATATCTCTCATTGATTGATACACAGACACTATTCATACAAATATATCCTAACAGGAATATTGTTCCTGCGTTCACAAAAGAATATCTCTAAGAAGTATTACTAGATTTGAAAAGACTAAGACACCAACAGTCCAGAGAACTTTTGAATTTTGATTTATCTTTTGTTCAAGATGCACCAAGTGATTGTTTTTGATAATATCAATATCTTTCTTAATTAAAGATACCTCTTTATCTAACTTATTTATTTTCTCTGCTTGTGTTGCCATGTTCGACTCCTTTTGCATCTAACTTTATTTGTGCTTGTTTGTCAAATGCTTCGATTACTTCCATATCTTTTTTGTATTTTTCTTCGTACTCTGCTTTTGCTTTTTGCATCAATACAACATCATCAATAGTCATGCTTGTAATTTTAGAATTTAATTTTTGATTTTTTTCTGCCCAATTATCTAATCTTTCAAGATACAGCTTCTCTCTAATCTTTGCTTCTTTGATTTCTTCTCTTGCTTCTCTAAGTTCTTGTTTTGCTTTTTTAAGCTGTTGTTTTAGTTCTTCTGGTGTAGCCATTATTTAACACCTGCTAATGGATTGGCTAAGATTTTTTGTATCTTATCCTCTAGTTCTTGCTCTATAACCTTCAGATCTTGTGATAATTCTCTTTCAGTATCTTTTACCCTGTCCTCTACATCATTCACTACCTTATCTATGGCTCTAATGTCTTGTTTTAAGTCTTTTATGTCATCATTTATATTCTTTGATAAATTACTAGCAACATCATTGACTAGGCTTACTTCTTCTAAAACTGTTGATATTTCTGATCTTAACACTTCTATTTGTGTATCATGG